TGCTTGGTGGTAGTGATGCGAATGCTCAGGTGATCTATCGCCGCAAACGTATGCCAAAAAAGAAGCGTCGCCGATGGCGTCGCTTTGTCCAGAAGGTCAATGCTGTCGATGAAAGGGACTTGGGCTCTCGCACAGTCCTCTTCAACACACAGATCTCCGCATACAACTCGTCAGCTGCTGCTGGTAATAGAGAGCAGGGTGCACTCACCCTCGGTCTCTACACGATCGGTGGTCAGAGCTCGACTCGAGCCGATCTGCAGGATCTCCGTCGTATCATGACGCTGGAGAATACTGCCAATCCCACTGCTGCTCTTGGTAGCACCGTGTACGACACAACAAAGTACTTGTTCCAATCTGGTGTGGTGGACATCACCATTCGGAATGGATCCGTACGTGCCGTCGGTGCAGGATCGTACACGCAGCTCGATGGTGACATCGAATGTGACATGTATGAGATCAGTCTGTCTTGATCTGATATCTATCGGTTCGATCAGACCGCTGGTACACTGAACCAGTGGAATGACCTGAGTGAACTGCTCAATGCCAACGACACACCGGAAATCGGAGGTGCCGGTGTCGGAATGTCGATCAGTGACAGAGGTGCGTCACCGTGGGAGTTCCCACAACAAATCGGACAAACTCGTTTGAAGATTTGGAAAAAGACGAAGTTTTTCATCCCAAACGGAAGAACAATCACCTACCAACTTAGAGACCCAAAGCGCCACGTGGTCGTGGCTCAAGACACAAGTCAACTCTTTTCTATCAACCGCCCTGGCCTCACTCGCTTCGTATACCTGGTCTGGAAGCTTGTCCCCGGTCTAATCCAAGGTGGACCAGCTCCCGCTGCAGGTGAATACGATGCTCGTATCGAAGTAGGATGCACTAGGAAGTATATGTATAAGATAGAAGGGGTAAATGAGGATAGAGAGCGGTATCTTGCAGATACTGTTGCTCCAGTCCTCCCTGCCTAAAGCTCCAATAAAGCATCAATGTCGTCGCCGATAGGCTCGCGGGGGACAAACCCACCCCCAAAGATCTCAAAGTGAATCACCCTGAATCTGCGACGAATCGGTCCCAAGTCTTCCTCCTGGCCGAAACACTGCTCGGGAGAGTAGTTGGACAGGACGATTAGCTTGCGCGGTCGAATGCGATTTAGCTTCCCGCCCTTGACTTCAGCAGGAAAGGGGTATCGGTCTGCCCAGATCTTGAGAAGGCTGGCCGTGCACTCATTCTTGGGTGCCCACTCCTCGATCGCCACCACGTCTTCTCCATCATAACCGTCCCACCACTTGTTCAGCTGCTTCGCGTAGTGTGCTGGATAGTCCGCCCACAGCTTGCGCGACTTGCCAGTGCCCGTAGCTCCCCACCACCACTCGTTCTCCAACTCAGGCAAGATGCTGAGGGTTGGTCGGGAGAGAGATCGGAACTTCTCGAGGTACCGGAGGTAGAAGGATGGATACTCTTCCTTGATCTTGTTCAGCTCGCCCTTCTCCGCCCAGTCGATCATGTTGCGCCACATGCACTTGTTCTTGTCGGCCGCAGACATCGGTAGCTGTCCGTGCTCCCAGTACTGCCCATCCTTCTTGCAGTAATCCGCTGCTTGCTGATGCGTGCCTCGTCTCGCCTCAAGATGCGCTCGTGTCAGAAGCGTCTTCATGACTCGCAGTGTCCGCTGCCCGTTCATGACGACGTAGCCCTGGTAGTGCCGCGTCCCTTGCTCCCCAGTCTCCGTCCCCACCACGATGTACTCGCTGACCAGCTTGAGGGCTTCCAGCTCCCAGTCATCGTTCCCCGTCGGGTTGTTGATCGTGAAACACCAGCTCTTCGACATCGTGGAGAATTGCTGAATGAGAGCATGGGCCAGAATTTCCCCATGCTCGCAACGAACTCCGTTCGCCACCCATGAAATGGTCCAATCACATGACGCCACGTGTCATTCTTCAAGTTGCAATTCAAGTTGAAGACCTAACCCCGAGAACATACAATCATTCCTAAGGAATGTCGGTCGTCCGGTATGGCTCCCGTCGCCGTCTGCTGCCCGCTGCTACAGCTGCTGCAGCTTGGTTGCGTCAACGATGGAACCGTCCAACAGACATCTACACGGGAAGATCCCGAGGCCTCGCCATGGGTGATGCCTGGAGAACTCGGAACCGTGTTGGCCAATCATACACCCAGCGCCGCAAGCTTTCTAGCCGCGGTGTGCTTGGTGGTAGTGATGCGAATGCTCAGGTGATCTATCGCCGCAAACGTATGCCAAAAAAGAAGCGTCGCCGATGGCGTCGCTTTGTCCAGAAGGTCAATGCTGTCGATGAAAGGGACTT